AAGATGAATCAACAGAAATCATTGGATTATCAGCAGGTTACGGAGCAGGAAAAACTAGGGCGTTATGTGCAAAAACAGTACATTTAGCAATGTCAAATCAAGGTTTTATTGGTTGTGTAATGGAACCGACAGGACCATTAATTCGAGATATTTGGATGACTGATTTTGATAATTTTTTAGAAAATTATGAAATTCCTTATACTTTTAGATCATCTCCTTTACCTGAATATATTCTTCACTTACCTGAAGGAGACACAAAAATCCTATGCCGATCCTTTGAGAATTGGTCAAGAATTATTGGTTTGAACTTGGCTTTTGTATTAACTGACGAAATTGATACTGTGACACCGACTATTGCTTCAAGAGCTTTTCCAAAAATCCTTGGTCGTTTGCGTTCTGGGAATGTTCGGCAATTTGCAGCCGCTTCAACACCAGAAGGGTTTCGCTGGATGTGGCAAACATTTGGCTCTGACGAAGCAAAGAAACGTCATGATCGTAAGTTAATAAAAATGAAGACAACGGATAACCCACATTTACCTCAAGACTTTATTGAACGTTTAGAAGCGAACTATGATCCGAATCTCTTACAGGCATATTTGAATGGTGAGTTCTGTAATCTCACCACAGGTCAAGTTTATGACCGATTCAATAGAAAATTACATGTAACTGATAGAAAATTTGACTTTGATGATGAACCATTACGGATTGGAATTGATTTTAATATTTCCAACATGTCTGCAATTATTGGGGTGCGTACTGGTGAAAAGCTAGTCATAATTGATGAAATCACAGGAGCACATGACACTGATGCTCTTGCTAAAGAAATTATTCGTAGATACCCACATCAACGAATTTTTATTTATCCAGATTCTTCTGGGGGGAATCGTTCAACTAATGCAACACAAACTGATATATCCATACTCGAGAGTTATGGATTCACAAACCAAAGTCCGAAAGCAAACCCCCCAGTCAGAGATAGAGTTGCGTCTGTCCAAGCTCTTCTTGAGAACGGACAAGGACAAATACGATTGGAGATTGCTTCCTGTTGCAGACGCTTGATTGAATGTATTGAATTACAGAGTTATACAGAAAAGGGTGATCCTGATAAGGAAGCAGGATATGATCATGCAAATGATGCTCTTGGTTATTTGGTTTGGCGTGAATTTAATCCTTTATATGCAAGAGCAGGAAGAGGTACAGGTATTAGGCTGTATTAAGACTAAACTGTTTACATAGTGTTGAGGTCTCATCGTGTATAGCGGTTACAACTATTACAAACGCGAAAAAGCTGGTTCTGAAACTTTTGTAGATGATCCTAATATTGCTTGGCAGAATCAAGAACCTCATTGGATTTTAATTGAAGCGTTAATGGGTGGAACGTTTGAAATGCGTTCAAAACATAGAAGATATTTGCCGCAAGAACCTAGAGAATTAGATGACAGTTATGACAACAGGTTAGCTCGTTCTGTTTGTCCTCCTTATTATCAGCGACTTGAAAGAATGTTGGCAGGAATGTTAACAAGAAAGCCTGTTCGCCTAAATGATGTTGCTGATGTAATTCGAGAGCAATTATTTGATGTTGATTTGCAGGGAAATGATCTAAATATATGGACTTATGAGACCACAAGGAAAGTAATTAGATATGGACATTGTGGTGTTTTAGTTGATGCTCCTGCTGATGCAAATGGTCGTCCTTATTGGGTAACCTATACACCTCGGGAAATATTAGGATGGCGAACAGAACTGAAAGATGGTCAGCAGAAATTTAGTCAGTTAAGGTTGCTTGAAAAAGTATTTGAGCCAGATGGTTTATACGGTGAAAAAGAAATAGAACAAGTTCGTGTTTTAACTCCTGGGCAATTTGAAATCCACAGAAAGAATTCAGAGACAGGTGATTATAAATTATTTGATGAAGGTTCAACAAGTTTGTCTGAAATTCCGTTTTCTGTTGCTTATTCCAATCGAGTTAATTTAATGGAGTCACGTCCACCAATGGAGGATATAGCGGAATTAAATTTAAAGGCTTATCAAGTCCAATCTGATTTAGATAATCAGCTTCATATTTCTGCTGTTCCAATGTTGGCTTTTTATGGTTTCCCTCAATCATCTGAAGAAGTTTCTGCTGGTCCTGGTGAAGCAATAGCTTTTCCTGCTGAAGGTCGGGCAGAATATATTGAGAGCAAAGGAACAAGTTATAAAGCTCAATTTGATCGACTTCATCAATTAGAAGCACAAATAAATGAGCTTGGATTAGCAGCAGTTTTAGGACAAAAATTATCAGCAGAGACGGCAGAAGCAAAAAAAATAGATAGATCTCAAGGTGATTCAACAATGCAAGTTGTTGCACAACAAGTACAGGATTTGATTGATAATTCCTTGCAATTTCATGCTCAATATTTAAACAATAATCAAGCTGGTAGTAGTTTTGTTAATAGAGATTTCTTGGCATCAAGACTTGATCCTCAAGAGATAGGAAGTTTGCTGCAGTTATTTACATCAGGAACAATCACTCAAGAAACTTTATTGAAACAACTCCATGAGGGAGAGGTATTAGGAGATGAATTTGATGTAGAGGAGGAACTCGAAGCAACTCAAATGGGTGGATTAATTGAAATGGAACAACCACAAAAAGAAGTAGAAGAACCAGAAGCTGAAGAATTAGAAGCTGAAGATAATCAAGCTGCATAAATGACAACAACTGTTCCTGTAGGTGATGGTATTCCTGCTGCGTTTTATCGTAATGCAATAGATTTGAATCGCTTTAGTAATAGTGTTTCAAAAAAACTTATCACTTCATATAACAATGTAATTCTTAAGGCAGTTGAGCAATTAGAAAAGATTGAAAAACAACCATTAAATGAACGACCTGCTTATAAGACAGCAAGATTAAGAGCTTTAATTAAACAAACAAAAGAAAGTTTAAACACATGGGCAGATGGGAGTGTTCAAGAATTAATTAGTGAATTAGAAGGTGTTGCGAATGTTCAAGCAGGTTTTATTGAGAACCAAATAAAAAATTCAATTCCTAAAGGAATGACAGAAAAGATTCATGACCAACTTGGTTATTCTGTTAATTCTGTTGCTATTAGTCCTTCATTTGCTAAGTCTGTTGTTAATACAGATCCTACAGCTTTAAATATTTCTGTTTTAAGAAGTGATTTAGCAGGAGCAAAAGCACCGAAAGGGGCTTTTAAATTAACAGCAAAAGAAGGACAAACAATAACTTTACCTAATGGAAATACTGTTAAGAAGTCATTTCGTGAGTTAGCAGTAGCAGAAGCAAAACGATTAAATCAAGTTGTTAGAACTGGTCTTTTATCTGGAGATACAACTCCTGAAATTGTTAAGGAGTTAGTAGGAAATTTACAAAAAGATCAAAAAGGAAGTTTAAGTCAGTTACTTGCACAAGGAGGAGTTGCAACAAAAAGAGCAAATAGTCAAGTAACAACAATTGTTAGAACAACTGTTAATCAAGTAACAAATACAGCAAGTCAATCTGTTTATAAAGCTAATTCTGATGTGACAGAAGAATATCGTTATGTTGCGACGCTTGATTCACGAACATCACCTGTTTGTCGGGATTTAGATGGTCAAATTTTTAAATATGATGAGGGACCTGTTCCTCCTCAACATTTTGGTTGCCGATCAACAACTGTTGCTGTTATAAATTACAAGAAATGGGGTTTCACTCCTCCTCCTGCTGGAAAAAGAGCTAGTGCTGATGGTCCTGTTCCTGCAAATACAACTTATGGGAAATGGTTATATGGTGAACGTGCAAAAGGATCAAAATTTAAACCTGGCAAAGAACAAATTGCGGCATTAGGAGAACAAAAGGCAAAATACTTTAATCGCTTGTCTAACAAATATGGTCCTGATCAAGCTTTGAAGAAATTAATTAGAGAAGACAATACAGAAGTTTCTTTGGCTCAATTGCAGAAGAGATATGGAAAGCCAGAAAATATAAAACCAAAAGAAAAGCTTGTTGATTGGGATGCAGTTGCTAAATCACCAAAGACAAAGACTGCCTTAAAAGAATCTAAAAAACTTTCTGAACAAATTTCTAAAATAAAAGCACCTGTAGTTAATGAAGCCTATAAAAACGAAATAAAAAACTTCAGCCAGAATGAACTAACAAACCTTAAAACATTTTTAGAACAATCTATTGATACAAGTAGTAAAGGCTCAAAACAATACAATCAATCTGTATCTGAATTAAATGTCGTTAATTCTCTATTAAAGACAAAACCAAAATATGTAAAGCTTACAGATGCTCAAAAGAAATTAGTTGATAAACAAATCCAATCAAAAATAAAGAAAACTGCTGTATCTGAAGTCGCAAGCTTTAGCAAGCTTTCTCAAGCAGATCAAGATGAAATTAATTTCTTAAAAGGTTTAAAGCTTGACAGTAAAGATAAAAAAACATATTGGGAAGGGTTTAAATCTTTAGGAATTAATAGTAAATATATTCCAAAAGGTCAGGCGAAAACAATTACTCCAAAACAATTAGCAAGAAGAATTGAAGATGCTAAAATTTCTAAATTACAAACTAAATTTGATAAAGCAGCACAAAAAGCATTAGAGCCTAAAAAAGTTATTCAACGTGACATAAGAAGATGGGATGATCCTAGTTTATTAAATAAAGATCTTGCAATTGAATCAAATAAAAGTTCAGTTCGTAAACAATCTGGTAAAGGAAAAACAACTACAAGAGATTTATTCTTAAAACCTAAAGCTGAAGATGTTGGTTTAACAAAAGCGCAATATACAAAGACTCAAGAACTAATAGGTGAATGGGCTGGAAAAGATTACCAAGAACTTCGTGGTGTTCAAATTCAACAAGCAAAAGCTGTTGGAGCACAATTAAATCCTGGACAAGTTCAAACACTAAAAAGGTTTAAAACTAGAACTGAATTAGGAAAAACAAAAGCAAAAGCATCTTCTATTCAAAGTACATGGGCTAGGGATGCAGATAAAATGGAAGACTTTATTGCTAAAAATCCTAAATGGAAAGGGCTTCCAGAAGATTTACTACCAAATCAAATTGAATCTGATGGAACTATTTTCAGAGGTATGGCTTTTGATGATTTCAAAGTTGTTGAATCAGTTATTGATTCATATAAAAATGGAGATCCTAGTTTAGCAATGGAAAGTTGGTCTGCCTCAAGACGAGTTGCTGGTGATTTTATGTCAAATGAATTGAAAACTAATCAAGTTCTTATTAAGCAAGTAAATAAATATGGAACATCTATTGAACCTTGGAATGGATTAAATGAAAGAGAAATCATTCAACCGAGAGGTGTTCGTTATAAAGTTCAATCTGTAAAAACAACAGAATTTGAAGAAATGGGTGAAGAATTTACTTTTACAGAAATTATTTTACAAGCTCTTTAAAAAAAGGCTTCAGGAGGCCTTTTTGATGCACGAATAACTTTGACTCCATTTTTTTCCATATCTTTCAAAATTTCTTTTTTTGTTCTTTTATCTTCTGTATCAACAGAATATCCAATATTTACATCTGTAAAACGACCAGATCCTTCATAGGATTTCTTAGCCATAATTAAATCAAATTAATATAAGTCTATTATGGCGAGAAAGAAAAAGAAGGGCAA